GATCGTTTCTTTAAAGATGATTTACGATTTGCACATAGAGAAAGAGTTAAAGCAGCAGTTGATTATAAAAACAAATTAGTATGCTGGTCATATCCATCTACTGCATCAGGAGTTACTGATAAAATTATAGTTTACAATTATGAAACTTCTAGATGGTCTATTGTAGAACTATCACATGAAATGATATTTAACTACATATCGCCTGGCTATTCTGTAGATGACTTAGATGATTATCCATCATCAGGTTCAAATAACTTAGATGCAATCAATGTACCACTTGATAGTGATATATTTGTTGGAGGACTAAGATCATTTGGCGTGTTTGATACTACACATAAGTTTGGTACATTTGAAGGTACACCATTAGCTTGTGAAATAGGTACAGGTGAAACAGAAATATTTCCACAGAATAGATCATTGATTACACATGTAAGACCTATTGTTGATACTACATCAGCTACTGGTTCTATTACATTTAGAAATAGAGTAGGTGATTCACAATCTACTACATCTCCTGTTGCAACTATGCACTCAACAGGTACAATACCATTTCATAAAAGTGCAAGATATTTTAAATTCAATATGCAAATAGCAGCAACTACATCTTGGAATGATGCGCAAGGTATAGATGTTGAAGCAATAAAAGAAGGTTATAGATAATGTCACAATTTGATGATTTAGTAGCAAAGTATAGAAACTTAAATTATGGAACCTTGCAAGGTCAAAACCCATCATCAGTAAATAGTTTACTCGATGATTATAATGATAGAAAATTTTTTACTACACATTCAGATGGTATGGGTAATAGATTTGTTAGAGATGAATTTGGTCGTTTACAATTTAGTACACCAGAAATGGGATTGTTATCTGATGGTACTGGTTATGCTACTTATGATCCTTACTTTGATTATGGTGATCCTGGTTATGCAGCTGAATTCCAACCTAATGAAGATTTCTTAGTAGATGGACAAACTGTAAGACCTGATCGTGGTGGTGGCAGAGATACAGGATATTATAGTTTCCAAGGTGGTGATGTTGATTTAGGTACATTTGATCCATCCTCTTTTAAACTAACTGATCTACCTTTAATAGGTTTACTTTCTAGTATGTTTAGTGGAGATAAAACACAAGATGAAATAGATGCCTTTAATGAAATGACTGCATCTGGTAATTATCAATCAAATCTTAATGCTATGTTAAATGAAGGTAATCAGATAACTAATCTTGGACCATTAGGAATAAGTGGAACAGTTATGAATACTCAACCTGATGGTTCTGGAGATACCTTTGTAGGCAATGTTACTCCTGAAGGTTTTCAACAAGGTTATTCACAAACTACTCCTCAAGATGTAGGCGCAGTTCCATCTGCTGTATTTGGTCAAATTCAAACAAACGCTCAAGGAGACACATTCTATGGTGGACCATCAGGTAACAACCAAGGTAATCAACAAGGTGGTAATAATCAACCTGGAGCAGGAAGTTCAGCAACAGGTGCTTCTATGGGTATGGGTGCAGGTGGACCAAATTATTGTTTTGATCCTGATACGTTAATACAAATGGAAGACGGATCTGAAAAGAAAATTAAAGAAGTACAAATAGGAGACAAGACATTAGGTGGTGAAGTAACTGGTGTAGTTCAATTTAAACCAAATGATGAAATACATAACTATAAAGGAGTTATTGTAGCAGGTAGTCACTTTGTAAAAGAAGATGGTAAATTCATACCTGTAGCTGATAGTCCACATTCTTATAAAATAGATATTATACCTGTTGTTTATTCATTAGACACAACTGATAGAAGAATATGGATTAATGATATTGAGTTTGCTGACTTTAACGGTGATGGTTTTGCTAAACTATTCTTAAACAATATTGGAGCAGATCTTACTGGGTTTGAACAAGAAGTGTTAAGACAAGTAGAAAACAAATTAATGTAATGGCTAGTAAACAAAACTTAGAATATATTTATCAGTATGTTGATAGCCAAGAAGACTTTCAACGTATAGTAGAAGATATAACTAATCAATTAATTACGTATCATAATACTGAGAATCAAGAGGTAGCAGCATGGTTTCTTGCGTAAACTGTGAACATCATTGTCATTGTGGAAATAGTGGTCAATGTCCTATTGAAGATTGTGATTGCAATAACTGCGAACATAATGCATTAGATGAATTTTGGAAAAGATTAGATGGCACACACATACAAGAATAGTAAAGTAGATTTAACTACAACAAACGATACAGTCTTATATACTGTACCTGCTAGTACAACTAGTATTGTAAAATCTATATTAGTATCTAATGATGATGCTAGTAATGCTTGTGAAGTCACAGTTACTTTACTCAATACATCAGATACTGTATTTAGTTTATTTAAACAAAAAGATGTTTCTGCTAAAACAAGTATTGAATTATTAACAAACCCATTAGTAATGAACACAGATGAAGAACTAAAAGTACAAGCAGAGAATGCTAATGATCTTCATGTTGTAGTAAGTTACTTAGAAATTTCATGACGGTTCCTGTATTTATACCACAAGAAAATATTAGAGCTGTATATCCTATAGTTAAAGATTCTATTGAAAAAGCACTTCAATACTCAGGTAATCATTTTAATGGTAATGATATCTTAGAATCATTAGTTGCTGGAGATATGCAACTATGGGTATTATGGAATGAAAAGAAAAAACAAAACTACCAAGGATGTGGTGTTACCAAAATACTACAAAGAACTAACACCAAAGTCCTTAACATATTTATTGTTACTGGGCGTAACCGTAAACAATGGCAGGATAAAATATCTGTCTTAGAAGATTACGCTAAGCAACAAGGATGTTCTCATATTGAAACTTATGCTCGACCTGGTTGGTCTCGCATACTCAAGAAAAAGAACTATAAAACAACACACTATATATTAGAAAAAAAATTGGAGGAATAATATGTCATCTGGAGGGGGAACTACTCAAACATCAGGTGAGGTAAACCCATACGCACCTGCGGAACCTTACTTACAAGATATATTGCAACAAGCAGAAAATATCTATGCAAGTGATGTAGGAAAGGAATTCTTTCCTGGATCTACTGTTGTACCATTTGCACCACAAACTGAACAAGCATTAGATTTATCAGGTGCAAGAGCATTTGATTTAATGGGACCATCAGCTATGTATGGACAAGCTAGTGATGCGTTTGGAGCAGCAGCAACTGGTCAAATGGGAACTGCATACGATAGATTAACACCACAACAAAATTACTTAGATTCTGTTAGAGATACTATTGCAAGTGATGTAATGGGTGATGTAGCTACAAGATTTGGTACTATGGGTAGAACAGGTACTAGTCCTGCAGCTCAACAAGCAGCAGCTAGGGGTATTGCTCAAGCCTATGCACCTATTGCTCAGAGTGCAGCAGAAGCTGAAAGATCAAGACAACTAAGATCAACTGAAATGGGATTAGACAGAACATTGAAAGGTGCTGCAGGTTTAGCTCCATTGCAACAACAAATGGATGCAAGAGTACAAGCAGGTATTGGACAATTAGGTACTGTAGGTCAGGCATATGAAGATTTAGCTGCAAGACAATTACAAGATCAAATGACTCGTTACAACTTTACACAACAAAGTCCTTACCAAAGATTAGCCGCTTATTCACAAATGGTTAATCCTATTGCTGGTATGGGATATGCAGGTACACAATACACACCTGAAGCTAGTCCGTTAATGTCAGGACTTACAGGAGCTATGTTAGGTGGTTCAGCATTCCCTGCAATGGCAGGAGCTACACCTTATGGAGCAATACTAGGTGGTATTGCTGGATTATCAGGATTATTATAGGAGATATATATGCCACATACACCTTTACATAGAACTAACATACCTTTGTTTCAACGTAGAGAAAGAATACCAGGAACAAATTATTTTAAAGATACACCATTAACTAATTATGATCCTGCTATAGGAGGACCTAGACAATATAATTTTCTTAACACTCCAGTTGGTGAAGGTTTATTAGGTGCTGCATCTGATATTGCAGAAGGTGCAAGTTATTTAGGCGAAGGAATAGGAACTGGTGTTAATATAGGAAGAAAATTTTTCAAACAAAATGTTGTTAATCCGTTTGCAGAACTATTTGTAGATCCTAACTTAGCAAGAACTCCTGATACATTAGGAGGAATGATAGATGCTAATGAAAGAGCAGCCAATCGTTTAGATACTACATTTGATAAACCTCAACCAGGTGGAGCATTAGGTCCAGAATTTGCTGAATTTTCTAATATAAGAAAAATGACTAATTCAGATTTAACTAAAAGTGTAATAGATGGTACTTCAAATTTAATCACAAATTTAGATGAACAATTTCCATCACCAGATGGATCACCATATGCTAACGTATTAGATCCAAAATCAGATGACGTAATATCATTAACTGAAAATAAAGAAATTAAAAATCAACTTAATAATTCTTCACAAAATGAAGTAACACAAACTATAAATGAAGTTCCTTTATTTAATCAAACTGTTACAAATGCTAGTACAAATTTAAGTAATGCTGTTAATGCTACAGACAAAACAGAAGAAGGTTGGCAATCAGGAATTACTAATGGCATTAATAATTTTATAAATAGATTAGGTGACCCAGGATTTCAAGTTGCATTAGCTATGCACATGGAAGCCAAGGGTGGTGGAGATATTACTGATGTTTTATTTGCAGGTGTAAAAACTAGTAACAAAGCTAAAAGTGCTATGTTTCAATCTCAAAAGAATGAATTAGAATTAATGAAATTACAAGTTCAGATTGGTAATTTACAAAAACCTAAAGAAGCATCTAAAGCAGATATAGGTGCTATAAGTAGTATATTAAAAGCAAAAGGTGGACAATTTGAATTAAGTGATGGAGATGCTGCATTAGCTGCGCCTATCATTGCTGGTAGAGTAGAAGTACTACAAGGTATGGGAATGGATCAAGGCACTGCTATACAACAAGCTATTCAAGAAGCAGTACAATCTGGCCAATTAAAAGGACAAGATACTGCATCAGGTTTTAGTAAATTTACATCTTTCTTGCCAGGCATACAAAGTCGTGGTTCATTTGATTTAAATGCACCAAGTGCTTATAATCCAGGTTCTACAAATATACCTCAAATTACTACTCAGGATGAATATGATGCACTACCTAGTGGTTCTGTTTATTCTGATATAAACGGTTTAATATATACTAAACCATAATGGTTAAGAATCAATTTGGTGATACAGCCATCAATGTAAATCAATTTGGAGATGTAGCTACAGGTACTACAGGCACACCACAAACACAAGATGCTTTCTTTGCTAATCTAAAGAACCCTATTGATCTTTGGAAATATGAAAGTCTACCTATGTCTGCATATTACTATGCAACAGGTAACACTAAACAAAAACAAGCTATAGAAGCTAGAGATTATATTGCAAAGAATCCTAATCAAATAGGTACAAGCGAATACAAAAGAGCTGAAAAGATTATGGAGATGTATGGTCATCATATTGACTCACAACCTTTTAATCCTGGAGCAATAGTAGAAGCTGTAAAATCAAATCCAAAAATGTTTGGAGCTGAAATGGTTAACATGTTAGTTGCTGATCCATATTTATTAGCTCCTTGGTTTTGGGGTGGATGGGCAATGAAAGCAGTACAAGCTACTAAATCAGGAGCTAAGATAGCAGCGTCTGCTCCTAGATTAACTAATGCAACAGTTAGAAGTCTTGGATCTGTACCTACACTTGCTGCTTATAGTAGTATACATGATCTATCAGAAGATGGTCATCTCAATCCTAGAAGATTAGGAACTGAAATTGCAATAGGTGGAAGTGCTATGTTTGGTATGAGTGCTTTATTTGCAGGTTCTACTGCTAAAGCCAGTGGTATCTTAGGAATGAAACCTGAAGAAATAACACCTGCTATGAGAAAAGCAGTCAATAATTATTGGACAAATAAACTTGGTCCAGAAAAAGCTAAACCATTTATACTAAATGAAAGTAATACAGTAGCTTCTATTGAATCTGCTACAAAAGCATTGCTTAGTGCTATTGAAGATGGTGGCATAGGATTTAATCCTAATGTATGGAAAACTATTAAAGGTAATACTTTTAAACAAAGACAAAACTATATTAAAGAAGTGATGAGTAAAGATAAAAATGTTACTTCTGAAATGCGATATAACTATTTAAAAGAACCAGGTATCTTTAGAAATACAAAATCAGGTGAACTATTTATAAACAAATCAGTTTTACAACAACAGTTTTCAAAAGACCCATTAAAAAAATACTTTAAAGATTTAGATGACTATATAGATTATAAAGCAGAAGTTGTTCGTCTTAAAAATAATACTGGGTATGCTAATAGATCTAAATACAACGAACAGAATATAAAAGATATTGCTTTAGACAATCATAACAAACGATCATTGGATATGAATAAATGGAAAGAAGCAGTCGTTGATGAGCTTAGACCATTTGTTCAACAAGAATATAGAAACCTTGCAATCACTAATAATACTAGATGGTATCATCTAAGAAACTTACAAGCATTAAAAGCTCCTGCTATGGTAGGTACTATAGCTGGTGTTGCATCACAAGTAATTAATCCTGATAATGATAATAGTTTTTGGACAGCAGCTCTTATTGGATCTGGTGCTGTAAGTTCTTGGAAAATAGCTAGTGGTATAATAGCAAGAAACAATGCATTAAAGGCAGGAAGAAAAGTAGCTGGTGGAACTACGGATGAAATAGGTACAAGACTTGATGATATAAGAAAAAGTTTACCAGAAGGTATGAAACTAGAAGATCTTGCCATTAGTAGACAACCATCATTCTATCGTAACACTGCTGTAAAAAATTCTGATTTAAAAAAATTAGGAAGAGCTGAAGAAATAGAACTATCAAAATCTAAATTTATATCTAACTCTTTACTTGAAGATTATAATATATTCTATCGTACTTCTATGATTGATGTATCTAGAATCTTTCAATTAATGAAAGCAAAAGTGCCTGACGAAAAAGGCGGAACAGCAATCACGTTGTACCTACAAGGTAATAAAAATATTAAACTAACTAAACCACAATTAGAAGTAGCTAAAGATATTAGAAAAATATTAGATGGAATGTGGAAAAGTTTAGATGGTTCTGAACTTCAGTTTAGATATCATCAAAATTTTTTACCTCAATATTGGAATTGGAAAGGTATGGGTGATGCTACCATTCAGGAACAAATTAAAGAATTGATAAAGGATGTAGGTAAACCTCCATCACTAAAAGGATTTAGTAGTTCTGAATTTCAAAAAATATTTCCATCATATGAAGCAGGTATAAGAGCAGGTTTAAAACCAATAACCACAAACGCTTTAGATATTATGGCATTGTACGTTGACTCTACTACTAGAGCCATAGGACAAAGAAGATTAGTTGGTATGATTGAACAAGCATACATACCAGGTAGAGCAGATGGTTCTGGTGGACTTGCAAAATTAATGTATGGTAGAGATAAACTACCTAGTACTTTAGATCCACGAGATTATGTTAAGTTCTATCATCCAGCTTTTATTGATCGTAAAGTAGATATAACAAAATTAACGAAAGCACAAAAAGAAGAAGTAGCACCTTTTGTATTTAGAGAAGCTGCACCAATGCTTAGAATGTTATTTGATGCAAGAGAAGAAGGTGCAGTATTAAAAGCAATATCACAATTTAATTTCTTACAAAAAAGATTTAGTGTTGGATATTCATTCTTTCACGCAGGAGCTTTACTACAAAGTTCTGTGTATATGTCTATGCATCCTATCAGTGCAGGTAAACTATTTGCATCTGCACTTGGTTTAGGAAACTTACCAGGATTTAAATACTTCATACCCAAATGGAAAGATAATACAGCACAAAAAATGCTGATGGCAGATGGTGATGGAGATATGTTGAAAGCTGCTACTAGAGCAGGAGTTCAATTCTCACACCCAGAAGATATTGGTTTCAACCAATTCTATCGTACTTGGTCTGGAGCAAAGAACTATCTAGATAAACATCCTACATTTATTTCATATCTTGCAAAAGCAGGTATTGAAAACTTAGTAGAAAAACCATTCAAGTATATTGATATGGTTACTTGGGATCGTGTATTCAATGCAGGTAAATTATATGCGTGGCAAACAAATGTAATGAAGCTGTTAAACAATCCTAAGTTTAAAGATGCACCACTTGATGAAATATATAAACAAGCTGCTATAGTTACTAATGACGGTTATGGTGGTTTGAACTGGCAACAACTATACATGAATACCAGTGATCCTATTCTTAAGAAGATGAAGGAACACGCTTATAATCCTACAGGTAGAAAATGGATGCAAAGAATTTTGTTTGCACCTGATTGGACTACTGCAAACTTTAGAATTATTAGTAGAGCATTTCCTGGAATAAATGACAATGCTATGTCTCGTAAACTATATGAAGCATATACTATAAGAGCTGCATTGATCGTTGGCACTGGTGGAGCAGCACTACAATATATGTTTACTGGCACAAACATTATGGAAAATAGAGATCCAACTAGAGTAGATCTTGGTAATGGTTATAGCATATCACTATCAAAACAGTTATTTGAACCATTACATTGGGCATCTGAACCATACAAATATGCAGTAGCTAAACAAAGTTCTATCTTAAAAAGTACAGAACAAGCATTATTTAATAAAAAGTTTTTAACATCACCTTGGCCAAGTCCTATAAGTAAAGCAGATTTACTATCTTTACAAAGAGCTTATGACTATGCAGGATTTTATGGCATGACATTTGTACCTTTTTCATTTAGACAAATAGTACAAGAAATTGCAGATGAAGGTGGTATAACAGTTCAAGATGCAATAGCTGAAATATTAAGATCATTGGGTGGTTTAACTGGTTACCCAATTTATCCAATAGGAAGAAAAGGAGCATAACATGGCAGGTACTGGAGCAGGTAAATATAGTACAACAGCAGGTAATAATACTACCACACAAACTGTAAACTGGTCTGAAGGTATGGCTCCTTCAAATGTTAACAATGCAGCTAGAGAAACTATTGCTAATATAAGAAGTATGTACAACCAGATTGGTGAAGGTTTTTATGAGTTTGGTGATGGTGATGGTGAATACACAGTAGCACGATCTGATGCTGATACTATAACCATTACATCATCTACTGATCTAACTGCTACATATTATGCAGGTAGAGCTATAAGAATAACAGATTCAGCTGGTAATGTAACTGAAGGTACGATTGCATCTTCATCACATTCTAGCACAACTAATACTATTAATGTAAGTCAGACTATTGCAGGTACTGGCACACCATTGAAAATAGAATTAGGAATACAAGGTTCATCATCCGAGTTAGTTGTCGATGGCGACAATGATACTAAGATACAAGTAGAAGAAGGTTCTGATGATGACACAATAAGATTTGATACTGGTGGCACAGAGAGACTGCAGGTCTCATCAGCAGGAGCATTTGCCTTGCAAAGTGGTGGCGGTTCATTTATACATTCAAATACAATTTCGAATACTTTTACTTTGACCAATCAGAATATGTTTATGGTCGGTCCAGTAAGTGTAACAGG